TCTTATAACCTGCTTTTTTTAGGGGTTCTATCAATTCCGAATTAACTGATATTCTAATTCGTCTTGTGTAAAATCTTGATTCTGGATAATGTAAACCTGGTGTTGCTCCGGCTAATAAAGAAACCGTACCACTTGGTTTAACTGATGTAGTCTTGATACTTCTTGGTATTGCGAACCAATCACTATACATCTTATCCCACTCTTGAATGGTATCGTATCCACCCTCTAACCAATCTCTAAATTCATTTAGACCACGATTAGTAATGAATTGTGCGACACCACTTACTGAACAACCAATTCGTCTGTTTCTCAACATAACTCTGTTGGTATCGGACCAATGTGTTCTTCCGAGTGTTACAGTTTTTGCATATAAATATGCATATTTAAGTGTTCTTTTGTAATCCTCTAAGTCATCGTGGTTGTCTGGAAATGTTTCCACTAAACAACATAATTCATATGATTCTAATGATTGTTCCAAACAAGGATTACCACCCATAACTCTATGGTCTTTGTTATCTCCACCATTCTTCATACGAGAATAATGTCTCATATTATCCAACCAAGCCAAACCTGGTTCTCCATTATCTACGATTCGTTTTGCAACTTCTGTATAATCCATACCGAGTTCTGCAAATATTGAGTTGTTTGATGTCCAACCGAATTGGTCTCTGTGTGGATTTACTTTGTAATTTTTTAAATCTAAATATTCTTCTGAATCTGGGTCTCCGAATACAATTTCAGCAGTTCTTCTTACATTACCTGCCACAACACATTTACCAATTAGATTCATAATATCTACAATGGTTGTGATTGTGATTGGTTGTCCTGTATTACCCTCTAATACTTGTCTAATTTCTTCGTGGACTTCTTCCAATGGTTCTGGTCCTGATGATACTCCACCAAATCCTTTAATAGGTTCACCTGCTAATCTAATTAAACTATAATCAAATTCAACTTGTGCTTGTCCGTGAAAATAACTTTCTAATAAAAGTTGTAATGATTCTACCCAACCCTCACGAGTATCTGGTATTTGAAATTGTTGTGCTTCTCTTTTAATATCAACACCCTTAACGATTATTTCTCCCGCTCCTTTTGTGTCAAATCCTACTCCAACACCTAACATTGAGGCATCCATTAAGAAACAAAATGGTTTTGCGTAGTCTTCTTTTAATGTTTTTGTAGATACAAAAGCACAATTATTTAATGCTGCATACAATCCTTTTTCTTCTGTGATTGCTGTTCCCATTGCCCATAGTCCACGACCAGGCGGTAAAAACTTCATATTAAAAATTCTGTCATACATATCTTGTGCAGACTTTTGTGCTTGCCAAGGATTCCAACCTAATTGATGTGAATCTATCCAATTTTTTTGCATTGAATAAGTTCCCTCTACCACTCTTTTGACGGTTTCCCACCATCTTTCATTTTTTCCATTTTTTTTGATTCGAGAATAGGTTCTCATATAAACTAACTCACCCAATCCGTTGAACCCGAATGGTGGTTTTTTTCTTTTGTATTTGTCTACAAAATTATCTGATAACTGAAATTGCATTGAAACTCCTTTTTAATTTTTAATCTGTTTTGTTCTAATATAAATATATAATTATTCAAAACCTTCTACTTCTTTTTCGTGTATTTTTAATTTATCTGCCAAAGTTTTTCGTAAAAACTCCTCAGAGTTGTCCATTTTCTTTTGTTGTTGGACTCCGTGTTTTGAAGTGGATTTATAGATATCAATTTTACCAAGTTCAGTATCCATTTTTGATGGAAATGTTATACCATCGATACCAAACCTGTTTTTGATAATGTGAAATCTTGCTGTTTTACTAACTTTATCTTCTACTTTTCTGGACATACTCATCACAAAATCCGCTATCATAATTTTAGAATAAGATTCAGATACTTTTGTAGCATCTATTACTTCTTCTTCTAATGATGAACGATTTGCTTGTGAAGCAGTCCATATTGGTAAATCCATTTCCCCCGCTAAAGCTCTTAGGTCTTCGTATATTGACTCTAATACAAATCTTTTTTCTTTACCAACACCCATTAAAATATCAGCGTAATCAACTAATACTATATCAGGTTTTATTTCTTGTAATTCTAATTGTTTTAAGTGTGAACCTAATGTCTGAACTGATGCTGATTTTGTTGGGTAATATTTAATCATCAACTTTCCAGGTAATTTTTCTAATTTTTTCTTGACATCATCTTTATAATATTTTATATTTGATGTTGTTATTCCAGTAAATATAGTATCATATCTTAATCCAACATAGTTTTCATTTAACTCTAATGAATAATGAACCACGGTTTTATTTCTTTTTAAACACTCAGCTCCAATACATTGTAAAGCCCAAGACTTACCGATACCAGCTGGAGCAACTATAACACCAAGTTCACCACCACCAAGTCCACCATCCATAATTTCATCTATCTCACCCCAACCAGACTCAACAGTTTCTCTTGCTGATTTAGATAATCTTTCTTCTAAACTTACTAAATAATCGTGTCCTAAATCTCGTTCACTTCCTGCTGACATTGCTTCATCAACTTTCTTTTTTATTTCATCATATTCTTGATTTTCTAATAAGACTACTGAATCAATTATAGCATTTTTTAATTTTTGATTTTTACAAAACTTAATAGTTTCTTTCTGAACAAAGTCTAAGTCACTTGATTCTCTAACATTCCAAGCATCTTTCAATTTATCAACAATAGAAGTTTTTAAAACTTCATCTTCAACATCATTTATTTTTACTTTGATTACTTCTAATGTAGGACTTGTTTTATATTCATAGAAATAATCTAATATTTTCTTAACTAACCACTTATTGGCGTCAGAATCAAAATACTCTTGTTGTAGAATATCTGATATAGTCTGTAAAAATGTTTTCTTCACTAATAATGAAGATATAATTTTAGACTGAAATGAATTTCCAAAACTTGTTAGTTTGTCATTCTCCATATAAACTCTTTCTAACCTCTTGTTCCTTTTTCTGTTTTAATCGTAAACGATATCTTTTACGAGCTTGTAACCTAAGTTCTTCTTTGTTTCGCTCATAATGTTCTCGTTGCCATTGTAATTGAGCTTCTTTTTTTTCTTTTTTTGTTTTGTATATTACTTTTCTACCCATATATAAATATCGTTTTTATTTTCAAAATCAAATAAATTTTTCCCAACTCTTTACATTTGTTTCTATGTTAATTAATCTTTTATCAATAATATCACAATACTCTTTTGAGATTTCACTACCGATATAATCTCTATTATTTACAATACATATTTTTGCTGTTGTTCCACTTCCCATAAAACAATCATATACTAAATCTCCTTGATTACTCCAACTTAATATATGGTCTGATGCTAACTTTTCTGGAAAAGTTGCTGGGTGTTCAAATGATACTTTATCTTTTGAGTTCATTGAACCACACGCAATATCCCAAACATTTGTTCTAATTCCAACTTCTTTTACTATTCCGTCATTAGTGTGTAATGGTTCTAAATTTTCTCCATCGTGTCTGTGATAACCACCTTTACCACCTGCGGAAGTATTTGTTTTTGTTAATGCATTAAATGTCTTTGGTTTCCCTTTTGACAATACAAACATATATTCAAATTGTGGTTCGTATCTATTTGTAGTAACAGGTAAATAATTTAACTTTCTGTAAATCATTGTGTCGTGTAAATTAAATCCTATCTCTTTAAAGTATAATGCTTGTCTAAACGAAGTTCCTGTTTCACTTCCTTCTATTGTTGCATCTCCAATCACCCAAACTACAACTCCACCTGGTTTTGTTACACGATATAGTTCATCTGCGATTGGTTCGAAGTCAAAACTAAATCCTTTGTATTCTCTTAAATTATCATATGGTGGTGAAGTTAATGTCATATCTACAAAGTTATCTGACATTCTTTCCATTGTTTTAAGACAATCCTCGTTATATGTTTTATTCAATTCCATTAAAACTATTGTCCTATGAATTTTACTAATGTTTGAAATTTAGTTTGTAACCAACTTTCTAAATTAGGAAGTGCTGAATACATTTTATCTTCTAAAAACATTTTCTTAAATGTCACTTTGTCCAAATTAGGAATTGGTTCTCTCATTTTATCTATGGTTTTTGTTTTAGCTGTTGCTGATATATCTACATTATGTAATTGCATTAAATCATAATTTCTTTCCATAATATCTCTATGTTTCTCTAACTCTTCTACCTCTGTTATTGCGTCATCTACTGAAAATTGTTTG